CCAACTTTGTATGTAAAGTCTGCCGAACAAAGTGAATACAAATCTATCGACGGTCAGAATCTAAAGGCAATTACCTTTGGAGATAACTCTGACTGCAAAGAATTCTTGGATAACTATTCCAAGGTTGAAAACTATCCCATCTATGGTCAGACCGATCTGACCTATCAATATCTATCTTCCGTCTATCCCGATACACTAACATTTGATATGAGTCAAATGAAAATCTTGTCTATCGATATTGAGACTACCGCCGAACATGGATTCCCAGATGTCGAGAACCCCATCGAAGAAGTTCTTCTTATCTCTGTCATTGACAATGCCACAAAAGAAATCCACACTTGGGGTGCGGGTGAGTGGAAGTGTGTTTCAGAGGAAGTCGAAGGACTACCCGTGACCTATCACTATTGCAGTGATGAATATGATCTGCTGGAACAATTCATGCAGTGGTGGGCTAGTGACTATCCAGACATTGTTACTGGTTGGAACATGGAACAGTTTGATATGCCCTACTTGGTCAACAGGATTGACCGAGTGTTTGGCAACGATGCTAAAAACAATCTCAGTCCGTATGGCATGACTCGCAAACGCATGGTGCGGGGACACAACCGAGAGATCATGAAGATTGATATGAAGGGTGTGATTCAACTTGACTACATGGACCTGTACAAAAAGTTTACCTACACCTTCCAAGAATCTTATCGACTTGATTACATTGCCGAGGTAGAACTAGGAAAGAACAAACTTGAAATGGGGTTTGAAACTTTCCGAGAGTTTTACGAGGGTGATTGGAACAGGTTCATCGACTACAACATCATCGATACCAAACTCGTTGACGAACTTGATGACAAGATGAAGTTCCTTGAGTTGATTATCACGATGGCATATGACTGCAAGTGTAATTACAACGATATCTTTTCTTCAGTGCGTACATGGGACTGTCTATTGTACAATCACCTGTTGGAGAAGGGTATTATGATCCCACAGAAGAAAGAACATTTCTCCAAAGGATTCCCAGGCGGTTATGTGCAAGAACCAAAGACGGGTAAGTACAAGTGGATTGTGTCTGTTGATGCTACCTCTCTGTATCCTTCAATTATTATGCAACACAATTTGTCTCCCGAGATGTTGGCAGAGAATCACAAACCGATTGATTGCACTGTCGATACTATTCTTGACCGACAACACCAACTAAAACTGAGTGATAGTAACCTATCGATGGCTGCGAATGGTTATCTCTATCGTAAAGACCGACAAGGTTTTATGGCTGAGATCACCCAGAAGTTTTTTGATGATCGTCAACGGTACAAGAAACTGATGAAACAGGCAGAACAGGAGTATGAGGATACAAAGAATCCCAAACTCAAGAATGACATTGCCAAGTATCACAACTTCCAGATGGCACGAAAGATTCAGTTGAACTCTCTCTTTGGTGCGATTGGTAACAAGTGGTTCCGATACTTTGATGAACGCATCGCGGAGTCAATCACTCTTACGGGTCAGTTGATTATCCGTGACACTGCCAAAGTCATCGATGAATTCATGAACAAGTTTCTTGGTACAGAGGATGAAGTGTACTCTTTCTATACCGACACCGACTCATGTTATCTAACACTGGACGCTATGGTGGAGAAACATCTCAACGGCAAATCTCATGGAGAGATAATCAGTGTGCTTGATAAGTTTGTCGAGGATAAACTAGTACCATCAATCAATGGCCGCATGTCTGAACTTGGTGACTACATGAACGTGTTCGACAAGAAGATTGATTTCAAACGCGAGGCAATCGCCGACACTGGTATCTGGGTTGCGAAGAAAAGATATGCAATGAATGTGTGGGACAACGAAGGTGTCTTATACAAAGAACCAAAACTGAAGGTTATGGGTTTGGAGATTGTTCGATCATCTACTCCCGCGCCTGTCCGTAGTTGGTTGAAGGAAGCAGTCGCGTTGTGTCTGGTTGCTGATGAACAAGAGTTGCAGGACTACGTTGAAGAGACATGGCAGAAGTTTAGAGGTCTGCCCCCAGAAGACATTGCCTTCCCGCGTGGGTGCAACAACATTAATAAGTATATGTCCAGAGAAACAGTTTATACCAAAGGAACTCCGATGCATGTTCGCGGTGCTCTGGTTTACAATCATCTTGTCCGTACACAGAAAATTGAGAACAAGTATCAGTTGGTTCAAGATGGTGATAAGATCAAGTATCTGTATCTGAAAGAACCAAACCACATCAGAGAGAACTGTGTCGCCATGAACGGACTCATGCCGAAGGAGTTTGATTTACATCGATACATTGATTATGATACACAATTTCAAAAAGCATTTCTTGACCCACTAAATACAATTGTTGAAAGTTTGAACTGGAATACAAAACCAGTTGCTACATTAGAAGGATTATTTTTATGAGTTTGATTGATAAGTTAAAAAAGAATTCAACCATCAAAGAGTCTTCTGTATTGACAGACTCAAAGTTTTTCAATACAAAGGATTTGATTCAGACATCTGTGCCGGCACTGAACGTTGCACTCTCTGGTAAACTTGATGGTGGACTGACGCCCGGCCTGACAGTATTCGCCGGACCCTCAAAACATTTTAAGACGGCATTTGCCATGCTCCTTGCCAAGGCTTATCTTGACAAGTATGATGATGCAGTAATTCTGTTTTATGATTCTGAGTTTGGTGCCCCACAAGGATACTTTGACAGTTTCGGTATCGACACTGACCGAGTGATCCACACTCCTATCACCGATATCGAACAGTTGAAACATGACTCTATGTCTCAGTTGAATGACATTGTACGCGGTGACCGCGTGATGATTATCGTGGACTCTGTTGGTAACTTGGCATCTAAGAAAGAAGTTGATGATGCATTGGACGGAAAGTCTGTTGCGGATATGACTCGCGCCAAACAGATGAAGTCACTGTTCCGAATGATTACACCACACCTGACAATCAAAGACATCCCTGCTGTGGTAGTCAATCATACCTACAAAGAGATCGGTATGTTCCCCAAAGATATCGTGTCCGGTGGTACTGGTATTTACTACTCTGCTGATAACATCTACATCATCGGCCGACAACAAGAAAAGACCGGCACAGATTTGGTGGGGTATAACTTTATCATCAATATTGAGAAGTCCCGTTATGTCCGTGAGAAATCTAAGATTCCAATTGAAGTCACGTTTGAGGGTGGTATCAGCAAGTGGTCCGGTCTCTTGGATATGGCAATGGAGTCCGGTCATGTAGTCAAACCATCTAACGGTTGGTATCAGATCGCCGCTAACGGTGAGGATAGTAAAAAGTATCGCACCAAGGACACATATCAGAAAGAATTTTGGTTGCCTATCCTCAAAGACGAAACGTTTGTAGAGTGGATTTCTAATCGATACCTCATTTCTTCCGATGCAATCATGCAAGCAGAGGTGACTGAAGAGGATATTGAAGATGCCTACAACGAAGTGTGACAAGTGCGATTCTCAAATTGATATTGACAAAGACCCTGCAATATGTTTTAATAATGGTGATGAACGGGTTTACTTATGTGAACCCTGTGTTGAGGAAGTGAAAAGAGAATTTATTGATGAGATTAGAGACACAAATATTATCGAATCTGATACTTGATGAAGAGTATGCCAGAAAAGTTATTGCATTTTTAAAAGAAGATTACTTTCTTGATGCGGAGTATCGAACTGTATTTCATGCAGTGGGCCAACACTTTCAGAAGTATAACGTTGCACCATCCAAGAGTGCCATTCTCATTTCCTTGCAGGACAATCGTAGTATCACGGAAGACCTGTATGCTAGGTCAGAAGAACTTGTAAACGGACTAAACAGTGTTGAAGACAACACTGATTGGCTTGTAGATCAGACCGAGAAGTTTTGTAAGGACAAGGCAGTTTACAATGCCATCATGCAGTCAATTCAGATTATCGATGGGGATGATAAAATTCATACCGTCGATTCCCTCCCTAGTATATTATCTGATGCTCTAAGTGTTGGGTTTGATAATCATGTTGGTCACGATTATGTTGCCGATGCAGAAACCAGATATGAATATTATCACAGAGAAGAAGAAAAACTTCCATTCGATTTGGACTACTTCAACAGAGTCACTGAGGGTGGGTTGAGTAACAAGACCTTGAATGTTGCACTCGCTGGAACTGGTGTGGGTAAGTCATTGTTCATGTGTCACTGTGCCGCATCCTGCATCTCTCAGGGCAAGAATGTTTTGTATATCACACTGGAGATGGCAGAGGAACGCATCGCAGAACGTATCGATGCGAACATGATGAACGTGCCGATCACAGACTTGCGTGATCTCTCCAAGAAAATGTTTGATGATCGGGTCGATAAGATCAAGAACAAGATCGATGGACGTTTGATTATCAAAGAGTATCCTACTGCCTCTGCTCACGTTGGACACTTCCGTACACTGTTAGAAGAATTGAAAGTCAAACAGAACTTTACTCCAGACATCATCTATGTTGACTACCTAAATATCTGTGTGAGTCAGAGACTCCGTGGAAATGTTGGTGCAAACTCTTACACTATTGTCAAGAGCATTGCAGAAGAAATGCGTGGACTTGCTGTTGAGTTTGATGTGCCGATTGTCACTGCAACACAGACAACCAGAGGTGGGTACAACAATAGTGATGTTGATCTGACAGATACTTCAGAGTCATTTGGTTTGCCTGCAACGGCTGATCTGATGTTTGCTCTTATAAGTACTGAGGAATTGGAACAACAGGGTCACATCATGGTGAAACAATTGAAGAATCGATACAGTGACCCCACGAAGAACAAACGATTTATGATCGGTGTTGATCGTGCGAAGATGAGACTGTATGATTTGGATGAAGAAGCACAACATGACATTCACGACTCTGGACAAACCATTGACAATGGTCCAGTTTTTGACAAATCAGAGTTTGGTTCTAGAGCAAACTTGGGTTCTATAAAGATATAAATAAAAGTATGATTAGTAAAATACTATTTGGTTTTATTCTGGCTGGAGGCGCGGTAGGTTATCTATACTACACGCAGACTCAAGCTGAACTGGTTGAGTTGCGAGAGTATAACATGGCGTTAGAAATCAAGGCTCAAACCCAAGATGAAACCATCGACAAAATGAATAGTCAGTACCAGTTGCAAGCACAAGCTCTTATGGATTTGACATCTAGAAATGCGGAGATTGTTGCGGAAAGAGATAGGTACTTAGATATTTTTCGTAGACATGATTTGTCTAAACTGGCCGCTGCAAAACCCGGCTTAATAGAACCGAGAGTTAATAATGCTACCAAAGAAGTTTTCGACAGTTTGGAAAACGACAGTAATTACGACTTCAATCCTGATCCTTAGTGGATGTGCGCTGATGAAACCAGCGCCAAGGGAAGTTGAAATCAGAACTGTCGAGATGAAAATACCCATCCAGCACCCCGTAATGCCGAGACCTATCGACATGAAAGACCCCGCTTGGTATGTAGTGTCGGAAAAGAATATAGAAGAATTCATGAAGAGAATTCAAAAAGAAACTGGCGGAGTGTTCTTTGCAATGACGCCGGGTGATTACGAACTAATGGCTTACAACCTTCAAGAAATCAAAAGGTTTGTAAAAGAAACTAGAGAAGTGATTATATATTATCGTACTGTGACTTCAGATGATGAAACTGAAACTGAAAAAGAGGTTACAGATGACGGACGAAGCGAAGAATAGAGAATATCATCCTGCTGATTCAAATGGTGATGGTAAAGTAGATGATGAAGAAAAAGCAATGTACATGGAATTCAAGAGAAAGGAACTTGAAGACAACGATGCCATGCGTGATGCCCAAAGGAAGATGGCGTGGTTCGCATTATTTGGAATGTTACTTTC